ATTGCGATGTTATGTTCACCAATTGCAGTTGCAGTCCGACCGATTGCAATCGTACTTTCTGAATCTGCTCTTGATAAATCACCGAGTGCAACAGAGTAAGATCCTAAAGCATTTGCATTTGATCCGAATGCAGATGAGATGAAACCAGATGCAATTGAACTCTCGCCAACCGCTGTACTCAAAGTTCCTGTGGATTGCGCACTACGACCGATTGCAACAGTGATTGGAGCATCTACAGCATTCAATGCTGTGTAGAGTGTTTCAGAGTCAAGACCTGAACCACCAGCGACTGATTGTCTTGCTTGGATGTATTCTGAATCGATCAAGTTGGTGACAGACTCAGAGTCAAGGCCAGAGATGCTGTCGATTTGTGTTTGAAGATTTTGAACAACAATTTCGTCAGAGTCAAGTCTTGCAGTGACATTCAAAAGTTGTGACGCCACATAATCAGTAATGTAATCAGAATCAGAAAGATTTTCTAATCTCGATGTGATTAGATTGTGAATTTCATCCGAATCAAGTTCAGCAAGTCTTGCAAGAACCCAGTCAGAATCGAGACCTGATCCACCAGCGACTGAGTCAACATATGATTTGGTCGTCAATTGATTGTCTGAATCGATTGTTGTTCCAGTTGGGACTGTTACACGAGTTTCTGATCCACCGCCAAGTCTGATTTCGTTGGCAGCGTGCGATCTCGCACCGTTACCGATTGCGACAGAATTGGCTGCAGTTGCATTTGCACTACGACCGATTGCAACAGCATTGGCTCCAATCGCTCTTGCTCTGCTCCCCAAAGCCGTGGAGTAGAAACCGTTGGTGTATGCGCGATATCCAAGAGAAGTCGACTGGTTAGATCTGGCAACTGCTGAACTACCAATGGCCATCGCTGAACCCACTGGTGGTCCAGCATCGGAATCGGCATAGACTAAAGCAGCGTGACCGATCGCCATAGAACGAGAAGTATAACGACCAGTGGCAGAGAAGACTCTTGCACCGTCACCAATGGCGATCGCTGATGCAGCCTCGGAATCGATGCTAGCAGAAATGGGATTCGTCGAAATTGGCGTGTAACTCAAACCATCAATTCTTGTTTCACCGCCTTGGCCACCGATTACAATACCAGTGGTGGAAGCGTTGGCTCTGTTACCAATGGCGATTGCAGATTCTGCAGAATCACCCTGAAATTTGGCGGTTGTATTAGAACCAATTGAGATGTTATGTGCACCAATTGCATTTGCTATATGACCGATTGCAGTACTTTCTGAATCTGCTCTTGATAAATCACCGAGTGCAACAGAGTGATCTCCTAAAGCATTTGCTCTACGACCGATTGCAATAGAATTGGCTGCAGATCTTGAGCCATAACCGAATGCAAATGAGTTCGAACCCAAAGTTTCTGAATACGTACCGAATGCAGTAGAGTCGAGGGCAGTTGCATTTGCATCGTTACCGATTGCAATAGAGTTGGCTGCAAATGCCAATGAAGATGAACCAAGTGCGATTGCAGAAGTACCATGTGCATATGCTGACCTCCCAACTGCAATAGCATTGGCTGCTGAAGCTTCTGCGCGCGAGGCCTCCCCACCACCGATTGCGATCGAAGATTCTCCGCCAGATCTGGTGTAATTACCGATTGCAATTGCTGATACCCCTGATGCATTGGTTTGTTGACCGATTGCGATCGCATTAGCTGCTGTTGCTTCATTTAGATAGTCAGTGCCGCTATATCGAACCATTGTACCGAGTGAAATGGCACCAGTTGCGTTTGCTAAAGATCCGTGACCAATTGCAATCGTGTTTTCTGAATCTGCTCTCGATAAATTACCGATTGCGACAGAGGAAGATCCTAAAGCATTTGCAGACTGACCGATTGCAACAGTGCTTGGAGCATCTGAATCAACCAATGCTCTGTAGAGTGTTTCAGAATCGAGACCTGAACCACCGCCACCGCCAGCGACTGAGTCAACATATGCTTTTGATGCCAGTTGATTGTCTGAATCGATGCTCTGTGTAACTGTCACCTTTCCGACGTTAAGATTGTCTGAACTCTTGTTGTAATTTATGGCCATTTCTCGATTCCTAAGAGGTTGGGATTGAACTATTTATATTACCAGGAATGCGTGCGATAGACGTCATCATACCATTCTGGCAATTCTGGATCTTCTGTGACGACAAACCATTCGTCGCCTTTTCTGTCAACGAGTCTTTCGTGCATTGCCGAAAGACCAACAAAACCAAGAGGCATTTCATCTTCCTCTTCAGCCATGTCTTTGTAGATTGCACGAGCCACATCGGTGTTGGTCATGTCCTTCCAGTAGTCTGACTCAACACACCAACTGAACAACACCATGCACATCACAAGGTCATCGTTCGTTCCTGGCTCTGCGGCAAAGGATGCACCCTGACCATCAGACTTTCTTGTGAATGTCGTCATCTCAACATACACATCGTAGTCTTCAACAATCAGTTTGTCTGTTTCGATCAGCGACTTGAAGTTGGAACAACCTTTTGTCTTGACTGAGTGTGATGTGGTGACACCCAACTTTGACTTTGGACCATCGCCAAGCACAAAACCTGAACGACCCATGGACACCGTCTTCAAAACGTTTTCATACTCGCACTCATTGTGCAATCCTTCAACAACCTGCCCACCGACATCGTTTGCTTCCACCAGAACATGTGCCTTGTTGAAGAAGTGTGCGATGTTGGCGATGAACCTTGGAAAGATCAGTGGCGTCACTGTGTTCGATCGATACTTTGCCACCAGTTTGTACGGCACGGCACTCACATCAATGACGACAAATGCTGAGTAGTCGAGTCGAAGACCACGTGCGCAATCAACAGTGATGAGATATGTGTGGCCAACTTTTGGTTCTTCGTAGAAATCAACCTCGTCTTTCTTCCTGACAGGGTTGATGTATGTGAGTGCTGACAGTTTCGATGGACTGATCAGTGTCGATGCTGAGCCAATGAACTGGCATTCGAACTCCTGCCGGAACTGATCTTCTGAGGTGTTGGCAATCTGCCCCTCTTTCCAATCTTCGTCTCGACCAGGAACATCCCACCAGTTGATCTCAATTGGTCTGAAGTTCGAACGACCTGTCGATGCTTCCATCCACATCTTGTAGAAATGGTTCATGCCCTTTGGTGTTGACACCACAATCATCTTTGTGTCAGAACCTGATGAAATCGTCGGATACACTGATCGGAAAAAGTCTTCCGCATCGTTTGGTGGCACGAACGCAAATTCGTCAAGGAACAGCAACGAGAATGACATGCCTCGAGCAGCAGAACCAGATGATGATGTCGCAATCACTTTTGATCCGTTCTCGAGAGCCAATGATCTCTTGTTGTATGAATGTGCGCCTTGCTGCAACCAAAACGGCAGCGACTCATATGCCAGCTGCAATCGACCCAAGATTTCCTGTGCCAGTTCACCTTTGTTGGCGAGGATACCCACTGTCTTCCCTGGATTGAACAACAAGAACCAGAGAATGAAAGCAACCGATGTCGTGGACTTTCCGCACTGACGTGGCAGTTTGCAGATGTTGAATCGATTGTCTTTGAAATCTTTGATCATCTCACGTTGAAAGTCGTACAACGTGAAAGGAATCTGACCGAAGTCAACCGACATGATCGTCACAAACGTCTCAGAGAAGTAGATTGGATCTTCCATGCACTTCTTGTACTCTTGAAGTTGCTCAGGTGTGTACTCGAGGTTTGCGTGAGGTGCTTTGACGTTCGGATTCCCCATGTAGTGAGAAGCACCTTGTGGGTTTCTTTCGAACAGTTGTGGATGCGTTTCCGTGGTGGGAGCATCTGGATACACTCGATTCGAAGCGAGGTGTTTGATCAAATCACTTTTCGTCTTGACAAAGACGTCGCCAAACTTTCTCCAACCCTCATGCAGATTGGAGTCAAAGTCTTTCATGTTTACTACGTTCATTCTTTTCCTAGTAGTTCCAGGAGGTCTTTCGTATTCAACTTGACGTTGAGATTGTTGTTGGTGACTGCTTTGCTTTCACCTTTTGGATTGTTCAACTTCTCAGTCTTGACATGATGATCCATCATTCGTCCTGCGACGTCGGAAAGAGCAGTTGCCGTGTTGGTTGCAACTTCAATCGCTCTTGGATGCTCAGACTCCTGAGCCAGTTGAACTGCCGAATCCAAGATGTCCTGTAGACGTTCGGATGCAGCATACAAGACCTCTCTTGCATAATCATAATCGTCGTTTCTGTTGATCAACATTTTCTTCATGTTTTCTTCAACAGTGGCGACTTCTGTAGAAATGTCGTCTTCACTCATAAAAAAATCCTTGTGATTCACTATAAATATTCAAAAGTGTTTTCAAAAGGCTTGTTTTACAAACGAGAAGCCACTCTCTATTGGGTATTTAGTATGCAATCC